ATATCAGACCCGAATTTCCAAATGCAGAAGTTAGACTTTGTGGTCATCATCTAGCTCACGCAGCATCGACGGTTTTTACCTCTCCATATAATGAAGGCACATTTTTAACTGTAGATGGTGGCGGGTCTGGTATATACGATCCATATAGAGAAGAAATACCAAATGTAGAAAATAATTCTATCGGATACTTTAACAAAGAAAAAAAAGTATTCCGATTTTATAATATGCCTGCTCACCGACTTAATAATTTCGGTAATCTTTATTCTCATGTGTCATTAGGTATTCTTCGTTGGATGAGCGAAAAGAAAATAGATAGTTGGCAAGACTGTATATCTTCTGTTGGAAAGATTATGGGTCTTTCTGCATATGGAACTCTGGAGGGTTATAAAGCTGAGTATATTATTGGTAATCATTCTGTTCCTTATGTTACCTATCAGGAGCATGGGTTTACGGATAAACCAAAAGGTCCTGCAGATGGTGCAAGATGGCTTCAAAAAGTATTTGAAGACTCTATGCTTGATTGGTTGAAAGCGTTGAGAAAGTATCATTTAGATCCTGTAACCTGTTTTGCAGGTGGATCATATTTAAATATTGCAACGAATACATTAATACAGCAGAGTGGTTTATTTGATAGTATTCACATACCACCATTTACAGATGACTCTGGTATTCACTTTGGTGCTGCTATCTGGGGTTGTTTTGAGGAGAATGAAACAATCAAACTGCCAGATAATTTAGCGTTACTTGGAAAAGAATATAACAATAAAGAAATCAAAAACTATCTTGATCTGTTTGGTTTAAATTATAAGGCATATGATGTTGATGCTGTCGCTGATAGAATTTCTAGTCAAAAAATTGTGGCATGGTTTCAGGGAAGATCTGAACATGGTCCAAGAGCTTTAGGATCTAGATCTATTTTTATGAGTCCGACCAGAGCAGAGAACAAGGATATCTTGAATGAAAGAGTGAAGCATCGTGAGGGTTGGCGTCCTTTCGCAGGAATTATTAGAGAAGAAGATGTTGCAGATTATTTTGAAGAAGGGTTTGTAACTCCTTATATGTTGTACTGTCAAACATCAAAGACAGATAAAATTCCTGCCATCACGCATGTTGATAAGACATGTCGTATTCAAACTGTCAACGAATCTCAGAATCCTAGAGTGTATGAATTGCTCGGTAAGCTTGACCTGCCCGTGGTTTTAAACACTTCATTCAATGACAATGGAGAACCAATTGTAGAGACTCCACATCATGCTATCTTATCTTTTTTGAAGATGGATATTGATTGTCTCGTGATTGGTGACTTTATTGTTGATAAATAGGTTAGTAGAAATTATTCGTGTAGTCAATGTCTTTTCAAGGTAGTCATTACACTGCAACCTATTCGGTTGGTGGTGTAAGCAAAAGTATTGAAGTATATGGTAAGGATGAAGCCGATGCCAAAGCAAAGGTATTGATGATCTATCCTACCGCAACCAGTATCGTAGTCTCGACTCCTGCCTAATGTCACGCCAAGTCATCGTATACAATGGAGATGATGGCTTCTGCAATGTCGTCATCCCTTCAGAAGAATGTGTTCTGTCTGACGCAGATATCGTCGCTAAGGATGTCCCTGTGGCAGAATATGCCATGATTGATCATACTGCATTGCCAACATCATTATTCAGAAACGCATGGAAGTACAACCACTCAAGTTCAGCTGTGGATGTGGATCTTGCAAGTGCGAAAGAAATTTGCAAGAAGAGACTGGAAGAGAAGTATCTCCAGACGAGATCCGAGAATCAAGAGATCACAGCATTAGCGGAGATGAGGGGAGAGTCCCCGTCTCTGAAGGATAATCCTGCAGTTCCCTATTCAACAATCACTGCTGCCACTACAGTAGCAGAACTAGAGGCACTGCTCTAAATCAGGTCGTTAAAGGCAATTTTGCCACCGTCTTCAGTAAACTGAGACGATTCCTGATACTCTAAAATATCATTTGCATCATCAATGAGCTGATTCACATACTGCGGACGCAGTACTTGGATCGCTCTTTTTTCATTGTTTTTTCTAGTCTCAACTAACCAGTTTGTTACTGCAACTGTTGGATCTAAATCTCGTAGTGGACTGTTTGGATCTGGAATAGTAAAACCTTGGTCAACTGTAAGACCACCAGGAAGAATCAGTCTTCCCTTACTGTCTCTGATTTCTCTTGTCTCATAGTGATGAACTTCATTCAGAGCAGTTCCATACTTCTCTTCTGCAATCTCATACAGAAGTCTAGATGACAGTGGCCACTGATCTTGCACACTAGTGATATTAGCTGACAGTAAAATAATCCAATCAAGGTCTCCATCTTCATAGAGTTTTTCTGCAACATTATCAGGTCTCTCTCCATCAGAGATGCTATACCCCTGGAAACTGGTGATGTTTGCAAAAACAGAATTGTTTAACTTGATTCTAGTAAAAAGGTTTTTTACCTCAACATACTGTTCTCTTTTCCCGCCCTCTTGGACGGGATTGATGTACTTAAAGTTGGGTAGGATGTCAAAGTATCTTTCTTGTGTCATTAGAAACCAGATCCTCCTTGATAATTATCATAGTCTTCACGATAGATAGGTTCTAATTCAGTGAAGTTGAGGGATAGTTGCATGTGAACTGGAGTTCCCATACTATCATTGTAGCTAGCATACTGACCAGAACCAGTGTAGTTGATGCCTACATTCGTTATAGCACAGACCTTAAATCTATTTAAGAATCCATGGACTTGTGTTCCCTTTCTATATGAAATTCTCCATACATCAGGACTGCCAAGGAAAGCTGAGTTGCTTCTTCTTGCTGCTGATGACTGTTTTAGTTTATAAAGTATTTCTCTAATTACCCCTGCTTCTTTCTCATCTCTAGGTGTTAGATCCCATGCAAAGTTAAAAGGTCTTAGTGATACACCATTGAATAATAACTCAAGGTTCTGGTTTATAATCTTACCAGAAGTTCTTGCTAGAATATCTGCTGCTCTGATATTAGTACCAGCGAGTGCATTGATTGCATCAGCTGCCGCACGATCCCGAATATACTGTTTGCTTGCGCTGCTGAATAAAGCGGAGGCTTGAGCATTATCTTTTAGAGTATTTCCAATTGCGTCAAGTCCTGCTGAAGCACTGGCTACAAGACCATTCTCCCCAGCTGCCATTTGCAAACCATTCGCTAGTGCATTAACACCAGTTCCTGCTAATGCACTGATTCTAGATTCTCCCCATCCAACGGTATTTGCCTGTGCAATCTGATTCGGCATAGGCAGCACAATATTATACTTCGCCTTCGCAGTTTTTAATCTCTGAAAGGTAGAGTTCGTGCTAGTAAAATCTGGTAATTTGCCAGATGGTTTGTACTCAATTGACTCAATCAACATATAATCTGTTGATCGGTCCATCATATCGTATGGATAACGATAGATTTTAGCCATTAGCTTTTATTGTTATTTAGTGTCCCCATCCAACTCCATGCAATCAAATGCATATTGCGACATAACTGCGAATAATCTCATCTTTATGGCACGAAGATATTCCTGTTCTTCCACAGGTCTTGCAGGTGCCCCTGGCCAAGTTTCATATGCGTAAGATATGACGCTATACAAAGCTCTTACCTCATCTATACCCATATTAAGGGTTGCATACCAGTCGTCTTCAAAAAGACCACTATCGTTAATCTCGTTGTCGCCAGTCATCAGTTTTCTCCTGTTTGAACCACTCAACAATTTCATCAATATCTGTATCTCCACCTAGATGATTAGATGGATCTGGATGTCCCAGATCCATTTTATTCAAAAAATCGTCCAAGTCACCCTCTTTCATATTTGGGTTTCTTGCTTGTCTTCTAGCTTTCCTCAACATCTCTCCTGCCGATCTGTTTGACTTTGCTAGTTTATCTGCCCAGATCATTTCAGATAACTGTACCTCTTCTCCTTTAATGATTTTGTTACAGATGAACTCCAATCGGAGGCGGTATTGAGTAGAAAGCATAAAAAAGTTATTCTTTTGCCAATATTTATGTTGACACTCTAAATCTAGCGTAGGATAATGACCTCGCATCCTCTATTTCATTGGGTTTTATGAGGTACAGCTGACTTTGGCATTCGTTCCAAGTGTAGTTTCTACTTGTGCCCCAGTGGAAGTTAAATCCTTTGAATCCCCATTGCTCTACATCGGTACATGCGATTAATGGAAACTCATCATACCTTATATTTGGTGTCTTGGCAGTGTATATAAAGGTGTAAAATTGCCCTGGTTCTGGCACAATCTCCATCTCATCCAGAACTGACATTAGTTCCAGCATGGTATCTTCTGGTTTTTCCAAACCAGTAAATTTATCTACAATTGGTTGAAGCCTACTCATACTCCTAGGTTGTCTTCTGTTAAGATCTTAAATTGAAGTAAGTGGTCCTTGCAATATTCTTTAGCGGCGCTCCATTTTGCTTGATTCTTAGCATACTCTGTCACCTCTCTAATGTAGGCAGGAGTGCGCTCTTTCTTCTTTTTAGGTTCGACGCATTGCTTTTTAGGTTTTACTTCTATAATATACTTCTGAATCTTACCGCCAGTCTCTCTTACTTTAATATAAAAGTCGGGAAAATATCTATGGATTCTTCCATCAAGAGGCGAGCGATATGGGATAACAATCTCTTCACTTCCCCATTCTAATATGTTTGGATTCCGATCACAGTACACCATGAACTTTCGTTCCCACAAACTGCGATAAATAATGTTGCGATGGTCTCCTCGATATTTTCCAGTATTGCTAGGTTGAAACTTACCCTTATATGCCATTAATTAAAAAATGTTTCACATGGAGTATTTAGTGTGGGCTTAATCAAGGATAGAGATCCAAGAAGAATACAGACTGAGAGTATCAGAAAACTCTTCCAAGAAGTGGCGACTACAAGTCACTATGAGGTCTTCTTTCAGTCCCTACCAGCAAAACTCATCAAGTTCATTAAGGACAGGGATGATGAGGTAGATAATAAGTTTATATTCAGAGATCTTGGTCTTCTCTGTAAGACTGCTACTCTGCCAGGTACTTCCTTTGCGACTGCACAGGTGTCTGGACATTCTATGGGTATTGTTCAGAAGTATGCCCACACTAGGATCTATCCTGACTTTACTATGACTTTCATAGTAGATGATAAGTATCGGGTTGTTAGATTCTTTGAGTTGTGGCAAGAGTTTATTTCTAGTGGTGGTCAAGAGAATCCTACTAGAAGAGCTTACTACCACAGAATGGAGTATCCTGTGGATTACAAGTGTGAGACATTAAGAATACAGAAATTTGACAAAGACCATGATCACGATGTAGAATACACTTATATAAATGCATTTCCTAGAAGTCTTGCACCGATTACAGTTTCCTATGACCAAAGTAGATTATTGGAGTTGTCAGTCACATTTACATATGACAGACACTTCTTTGGTGGACTAGATAGATTGAGTAGAGCATATAGATCTGGTCAACTCAGAAAGTATAACGATCCATTCCAGTTCGTTAACACCAACCCTTCCGATTACTCCAAAAACCTTAAGACAGCAAATATTGACTTTGGTTCTGCATTCAACTCTGGTCTTGATGTTGATTATTCTAAGTATAATTTGAACAAGAATTATTATGATCCCAAACTCAAGACTAAGACTGGAGACTTTGATTTTAACACCAACCTCAATATCGATTACACAAGGTTCAAATAAATAATCCACTGACATAATATTATGCCTTTACCAACGATTGCAACTCCAACTTATGAGTTGACTCTGCCCTCATCAAAAAGAAAAGTAAAATACAGACCCTTTCTCGTCAAAGAAGAGAAGGTTCTTATCATGGCAATGGAGAGTGATAATCTCTCCGATATTGGAAGAGCTATCAAAGATGTTCTCTCGGCGTGTATTCTGACCCGTGGAATTAAAGTAGATAAACTGTCTACCTTTGATATTGAGTATCTGTTCCTGAATGTTCGTGGTAAGTCAGTCGGAGAGACGATTGACTTGCTCATTACTTGTCAAGATGATGGGGAAACAAAAGTTCCTGTAAGCATCGCTATCGATGAGATCAAGGTCAAGTATCACGAGGATCATAATCCAGATATTAAACTGGATGATAAACTGACGATGCGTATGAGATATCCATCTCTCAGTGAATTCATCGCTCAGAATTTTGGTACTGGTGATAAACTAGATCAATCATTTGAGGTGATCGCTGGTAGTATCGATCAAATCTTTTCCGAGGAAGAATCTTGGGAAGCAAAAGATTGCACCAAGAAAGAACTCGTTCAATTCATTGAACAGTTGAATTCATCTCAATTCAAGCAAGTTGAGAGGTTCTTTGAGACTATGCCCAAACTTAGTCACACTCTTGTTGTTACGAACCCAAACACTGGTGGGGAAAACACTGTAGTACTTGAGGGTTTAGCAGCTTTTTTCAGTTAGCGATGTTGCATGAAGATCTTGTGTCTTATTACAAGATCAATTTCGCCTTAATGCAGCATCATAAATATAGCTTGAGTGAACTTGAGAATATGATCCCTTGGGAAAGGGAGATCTATTTAACTCTGTTGCAATCACATATTGAAGAACAGAATTTAAAGGCACAACAAGCTAATGGCAATTGACCGTACAAAATTACTTCCGCCAGGACAACCAGGAACACCAGAGGGAACTGTAGTAAACCCTGGTGTTCCTGCTGGTTATGTCTCTGAGAAACAGTACAACGGTCTCAATAAAAATATTTTAGCGATCAGAAGCAATCTCAAAGCGATTGCTGATCTTCTAATACGAAGAGATAGTCAAGAAGCAGCAGAAGATAAAGCAGACGAGAAGCAATTACGGAGAGAAAGACAAGAGACAAGAATACAAGATGTAGAATCTAACTTAGGAACAAAGATAAAAGCTGCCCTCATCAAACCAATTGAGGTTATGAAGGCGAAGGTCCAAGGACCATTTGAAAAAATCATGAATGCTCTCAGATCTCTATTCATGGGATTTGTTGGCATGAAAGCTATCGATGCTTTGAAAGCATGGGCAGAGGGTGATACTGAGACATTAGAGAAATTAAAGAACGATCTAATACAGGCACTTGCTGTTGGTGCTGGTATATTTGTTGCTCTTAATGGTGGTATTGGTCTGATTCTGGGTGCTGCTGGAGCATTAGCTGGAACTATTTTGGGAGCTCTACCTGCTATCTTTGGTCTAATTGTAAATCCATATGTGTGGCTTGGAGCGTTAGTTGCTCTTGGTGGATTGGCATTGAGTGACTATGTTGTATCATTGACTAGTGGTTTTACTAGTTACACTCCACAGCGCCAAGAAATCATCAGGCGAATGGCAACGATTGGACCAGAGGCGACAATAAAAGAATTGGAAAATCTACATGCAGAACATATAAGACAGCATGGTGCAGGACCGTTGAATGATCTGAGAGGTGAGAGAGCCGAGATTCGTTCGCAGATTGAAAGGATAAGGATGGCAATGAGGGGTGATAAGAGTAATAGGTCTTATTATTCATATCTTGGTAGAAACATAAGTGATGATGACAAGGCAATCTTCAACGATATGTTGGCGGCGATGAATAAGATAGATGGATATAGAGAGTTGTATGATGTTACTAAGTTAGCAGCTGAGAATACGACAGATGCGGCAGAGAAACAGAAATTAGAAGATAAACTGAAAAAGTTGCGAGATCAGATGAGATCTACGCAAGATTTTGTAAAGACTCAATTTAGCTCCTTAAGTGACAAGGGAAGAGAAACATACTCTTTCGTTATGGGAGAAGATCAGGATGCGTTCAAAAGAAATATGGATCCTGGATTTGCAGGATTGGGACTGGGAGAGTTTCCTGATATTCAGGCACCACAAATTAATAGAATTCAGAATAAATTACAAGTCTTGAAATCAGGGCAAGACCGTCTTCTCCAACCACTACCAATACAAACACAACAATCAAATAACCCAACTACCAATCTAAAAGTTAGTATGAATAATACTCAGACTATTCTTAAGGATATGAATTTTGCAAAAGCATATGCATTAGATAGTCCGATTGATTATGATCCCGAGATTAATATTCTTCCCTTCCCGACAGGACCAGACGCAGAACCAATAGTTCCTGATATCAATACTACTATTCAGGATATGAATATTCCCACCATCTATACTGCTGATAATGCTAATTTCTATCGTGATTTCGCGTCAGCAATGTATGAATCATGAAGAATCTTATTCCAACAAAAGAAGCGTTAGATATTGTTGATTTTGGTTTACTTGCTGTAAGGCAAACAACTCAGGGTATTAGAAAATCTCTGGGTAAGAGTGTTCGTGCGGATTTAACTAGAAATAGTAGAATTACAACATTAGAGAATGTAATTGCTGACAATAAAAAGAAGAACGAGCAAGAGAATAAACTAGAGTTGCTGAAGCAACCGATGAAAAACTTGACTGGTGGCATAAGAGGTGCCATGGCAGGAACGAAGAGTTTCTTTGGTGGACTGCTAAGAGCTGCTGGAGCATTGTTATTAGGTTTCCTGGTAGAAAAATTACCAGAGATTATATACTACGGGCAAAAAATCGCATCGATTATTAAGGACACCTATGATGGTGCAGTGCAGTTTATCGAAAACATTAAGAATGTATTTTCAGAAATAGTAGATGTTGTAGAACAAGGTGTAGAAAATATCAAGAACTTTGATTTCACTGATAGTGAGGGTAAACTTCAAAGAGAAATTGATGAGGCTCAGGCTGCTGTTGAGAAAACAAAGACAGATTTTAATACTACTATTGATAAAGTAGGGACAACCATCGAAGAGATGCGGACAGCTGGTGCTAATGAGTTTAATAAAGTCAGAGCTGGGATGGGACTGCCACCTGTATCTCCAACTGAAGTTGAAGGTGAAAATGCTACAGAACAAAAACCAGTTGTAATGCAAACACCTGAGAATGTAAGATCTAAAATTGCTGAACTAAAGGAAAAACTTAGATCTGGTGAAATGTCTAATGAAGAGTTTCAAGAACAAATGGTTGAAGTGAGAAAGGCATTAGAAAAAATATCTACAACTCCACAATATGAACCATCTACTGGAAATGAACCACCACCAGTAATTACAAATCCTGAACCTACAACCACCACCACTACTACACCTACACCTACACCACAACCAGTACAACCACAGAATCCAGTAATACCTCGCACACAGACTCAAGGTGCTAGTGGAAGTGCCGAAGAATTTAGAGTCGCTGCTGGTCTACTTACTGAGGGCGCAAGAGGTCAAGCTGCAATTGATGTTTTACAGGTTGTTGCTAACAGAGCAAGTCGAAGTGGACAGTCTTACACTGATGTCTTAGCAGCAGGAACTGGTGGTAATAATGTCGCATTCCAAGGTATATGGCATCATGGCGGTCCAGAGAAATTTAGAAATATAACCACTATAGAGGAGGCTGCTAAATTCGCTCGTACAACTCCAGATGTCATTGAACAAGTTGTGAAAGATATGAGAAACCCTGCCATGAGGAAAGCTGCAAGAGATTTTGTAAAGGGTGCATTAGAATTTAGAGGTAGTCCAGCAACAATTAGAGCTGTTAATAATGATGGCAATCCCAATAATAATGTTGCAGCTGATGCAGATGGAAGAATGCCAGGAACATCTTGGAGAGGTGGTAGTGGTGATAACCAATTCATGACGGACTTTAGTGGTAAGAATAATCCCATTGGTCCTGACCCTGGTATTAATCCACCAGCAAACATTAATCTTTCTGCTAATCCTAGGTCTATCACTGTTCCCTTCCCATTACCGCCTCTAAATAATAATGGAGGAACAACCATGATCGCACAGGGAGGTGGTACTAATAGTCCACCTGTTGGTCCAACATCAAACGGTAATGATTTCCTTAAGAAGATAAAACTATACAATAGTCAGTTTACCTAATGGCAGTCGCAAACGGACCATCAGTATACAGCAAGTTTGATATTACATCTAATGATGGCAAGACAACCATCAGCTTGATTGGTGGTGTCATTGAGTTTCAGTATTTTGAAGATTTATTTTCTCCTATCTACACTGCTAAAGTAAGAATTACTAGTACAGGTACGGTAGTTGACGGGTCAAGGGGTGTGTTCAATGGTCTGCCTATTAGAGGTGGAGAGAAAGTAATTATTGGATTTAAAACGCCAATTGAAAAAGCGATGAAGAAGAAACAAGTTTTTAATAAACTTGAGATGTATGTTAATGGCATAACCAATGTTACAACTGAAAAGAAACAAGAAGTATTTGATTTACATTTAGTATCTAAAGAAGCATTTATTAATGAGCAGGTAAGAGTTCCTATTCTCTTTAAGAATCAGACGATTGATAAGTCTGTAGCTGCAATTATGAAATATCTTGGCAATGTCAAGATTGATGTGTTAGAACCAACTGAAAATTCATATAACTTTTTCGGTAACCTAAGAAAACCATTCACTCTGCTGACAATGTTGGCAAAGAGATCTATTCCTGTAGGTTCTAAGAGTAAGAGTGCTGGATTCTTTTTTTGGCAAACCCACACAGGATTTAATTTCCTCTCTCCAGACGGTATAATTAAGGCTGGTGTTCAACAGAAGGACTCTGTACAGCAGTATCGCTTTGTCCAGACTTTGAGCACCTCTCTAGATAACGATCTTAAGAATGCTACAAACATTCTTAACTGGAATCTCATTTCAGATAATAATGTAATTAATAATCTAACAATGGGTGAGTATTCATCTCACAGAATGTTCTTTGACCCATTGACATTTCAGTTCCTCGTGTCTAGATTTAGTGAGGAATCAAAACAAAAATTAGGTAGGAAAGAAACATTACCTGACAATTTAAAACCAGATAATATCCCAGCTAACTTCCTCGGATCTCGTCAGATCACTCAGATTCTTGACAGAGGGACATTTGGAGGTGAGAAGGGAGATGTCAATACCAATGTAAATGATTTCCCAGGAGATCATATTGCACAGTCAATCACACGGTACAGTACAATCATGACCCAACAATTGGCACTCACAGTGCCAATTAACACCAACTTAAATGCTGGTGATGTGGTCAATTTATACTTCCCTGATGTATCTGATAAGAAGAAAGGTAAATGGGACGATCAACTTAGTGGACTATATATTATCAAAGAGATGACCCATTATCTCCTTCCTAATCAGTCATACACCGCTATGCGAGTAATTCGAGACACACACGGCTTTAGAGGCAAACCTAATGGATAACATCGAACAACACATTAAAAAGGACAAAGAAATCCTTGACAACCCAACAACTTCACCACAACAGCGTCGGCACATTGAAACACAACTAGATCAGTTGGAACGGTACGCTGAAAGTCACAAAAAAGAAATTGAAGCTGGTGATCATCACGATCCCACAGACCTCGAGCTCTATTGCGAGGACTGGCCAGAAGCAGACGAATGTAGGATTTACGAAGATTAATGATAGAGAACGCTTTACTTGGGCAAAGTTCATTTGTAGGTAGAGATGGGTTTAGGTGGTGGATCGGACAGATCGCACCTAGACAAGCTCAGGTTACCCAAAATTCCACAGGTGATGGATGGGGTAACCGTTACAAAGTTCGTATTATGGGTTACCACCCATTTACGGAGGAGGTTACTGATCAAGATCTTCCATATGCCCAGGTAATGCTACCTGTTACTGCAGGAAGTGGTGGTGGAAACTATGCACAATCTCCATTATTGCAACCTAATGACACTGTATTTGGTTTCTTCTTAGACGGAGATGAAGCACAAGTACCCATGATTATTGGGCACTTTGGAAGAACATCTCAAGTATCATCGGGCACTGTAGAAGGACCATATCAACCTGCCACTGCATTTACTGATGTAACACCACAGAATGCCAAAGTTGAGCCTGATCAGTCAAACGAACAAAATAGAGAGTCACAACCATCACCTAGTAGCGCGGCACAAGGACAAAAGAAAGATCAAGCTGGAACTGGTCAAGTAATTTTAACAGCAGATACTTGCCGACCGAATCCCATCTCGAAGATGGCGAATATCGTCGAGAACCTTGGGATGAAGGTAGAGCAACTGACAGGTTCTATCTCAAGTCTTTCTGGTGAGATTAGTATTGCTGCAGATATCATTGAGGCACAAGCTAACAAGTTTGTTGGCAACTTGATGAACAATCTGTTTGATGAGTTGGAAGGACTTGGAAAGCAAGGATTACTTAAACTGTATAAGTTTGTCTATGCAAAAGTATTTGCAGCAACTAGATCAGGAACTGCTGCACACCTCGCTGGTGTTGCTGCACAGACAGCGTTACTTGGTCCAGTAGGATTCTTGCAAGAGTCTCTTGCTTGTGTTGCTAATAAAGTTGTTGAAGGATTAGCTGGAACAATTGAAGATCTTCTCTATGATTTCTTTGATGAGGCAAGAAGTTATGCGGGATGTGCTGGAGCACAGTTTACTGGTGCATTTGTAAACAGAATTATTGATGAGATTGAAAAAGGAATGACAGGTCCTCTGGATGCTGTTGCTAAAATTATTGCACCTGGTTTCAAAGTTGCAGACTTTTTGTTAGGTGCTGCTAGTAATCTATATGATCTTGGTGCTTTCCTTGATTGTAATCAGTCGAATAAAGGTAAGTGCCCACAAGATAAAGAATATGTTGTTGGTGGTAGTAGTAGAGAGAAAGGGCAAGATCCGTTTGATTATGTGATGAACGCTATGAACTTCTCTCGTAGTGTAGGTAATCTCGCATCTGACTTTGAACGACAATATGGTAAGTGGGATATTTTTGGAACAGGAAGAACAGTAATACCTCAGGGCGATGGAAGTGGTCCGCCACCTGTTGGAACTAGTGTAATTCCTGGTGGATGTTATGTTGGACCAAGAAGAAATTGTACTGGTCCATATATTGAGATCTTTGGTGGTGGTGGAGCTGGTGCTAAGGCAGAAGTTCTGATGGGTAGTTTCATTGACAATACACCTGGTTTGAGAAAACTTGTTGGTGGCGTCCAAAGAACTGGTCAAATTGTTGGTGCTAAGATTCTAGACACTGGTAAAGGATATAAGTATCCTCCACTTGTTAACTTCAGAGATAAGTGTGACATTGGTTATGGTGCTTTTGGTAGAGCTATCCTAGGTGGTCCTAAGAATGATCAAGTGGTTGCCATTGTTATGGATAACCCAGGAGAGAATTATCCAGCGAAAGATAATCCAGATCCAGATACCACTGGTCTGATTGATGTTGTCGTGACAATTGGTGGAACAGGATATGTACCTACAGATACAATTACTATCCCTGGTATTAGCACAACTGGAACTACCTTTATCCCTGCTCCTGATGTACCAACAGTGGTTACAATTGATGATGAGTTTACACCATCACCTGATCCACCTGATACTCCTGGTCCTCTTGTACCTCCGATTGGCTTTGGAGCGACATCACCTATCTTTGAAATTGAAGTCGGTGAAGGTGGGGAGGTAACTCAAGTGAAGGTTCTAAATATTCTCAGATTCAATGAGGAATTGCCACAGCTCGTTATCAATAGTGCTACAGGTAGTGGTGTACAGTTGCGACCTGTCTTTGGTATAATTCCTGAAGATAGATTGTCGCCTGACGGTCGTCAAGTTGGTATTGTATCTGTTATCGATTGTATCTAATATGGGTAATAAACCAAAAAATCATGCTAGAAGGGTTATTGACTCTAGAGGTGCTCACTTCAGAATCGATACTGGTAACCCACAAGAATCTCTTGCAGGTCCAGAGGCTGTAAAGGTATACGCTGTCAATGACAAAGATGATGTCTTTCTAATCTCACACTCTCAAGGTGGACTGACTAGAATCGCAGCAGACGGCACAATTGAAGTTCGTGCTGGTGATAAGAATGAACCAGGCAAAGCTGATTTAAGAATCAGTGTTGCTCAGGGTAATATCACTGTCAATGCTGACATGGGTGTTGTTCAGGTTCGTGCTAAGAATGTTATGGTGCAGGCAGATCAAGATATTGATTTGCAGGCAGGTCGTAATGTTAATATCAAAGCAGGATCAAGAATTTTACTTGAGGCAAACACTGTTGCTAACAAGGGTAAGAGAGGTAATATGATCTCTAATACCTTTGGTATGAACATGTTCGCTGGTTCTTTTGTTCCTGGTGACTTAATTGAATCAGCTCTTGGACCATTTGCATCACCAACAGTTCTTGGATTTGGACAAGCAGCATTTGATTCCATCGCTGGTGGTGGAATTGGTGGTTTTGTTGCAGATAGTGTTCTTTCATCCACTGGTATTGGTGGACTAGGTGCTGCTGACTTTACAGCAGGACTAGATAATTTCTTTAACTCAGGATCATAATGCCATTACAAAGAACATCATTTAGGGGTGGCGGCGAAGGTAGTGCCTTCGGTCACAATTGTACTTTCAGTGAGAGTGTCAACCTTCAAAATGGGGCAAACATTACTGGAACAATTAGTGGACTCGGTAATGTTGATATTGAGGGTAGTCTCTCAGTTGCAGGTGCCCTGAATGTAGCAGGTAAGACTACTATTGCTGGAGATACTGATATTACTGGTGATACTACAATCACTGGTAATACTATTATTAATGGTAACCTAGTAATCAACGGAACATTAACATTACAAATGGGTGGAGCTAGTTATACTCTTGCTGGCGTGTTCACAGAACCTGACACAGGTCAGATCGCTGTCCGTGCTGTGGCAGTCTGAGGACTGTCCACTCACCTTTTCTTCCGTTGACGGACCTGCTATAATACAGAGGTAAACAAGCAATGCACCAGTCCATGGAAGAGTACATCGATTGCGTCCTGGTTGATATCTGCAAGCGCCGCTTTGCATGTGTCTCTGATCAAGACGATGTAAAAACCCTTGAATGTGAGACCATGGACGAGTTCATGCGTGTCCTTGAAGTTTGCCAAGCATTTTTGCCTGAAGAATCTGTTCTCTGGGTAGATCCTGCTGTCACTGAGACAACCACTAAATAAATCAAGCTCAACGCTTTAACATGAAGATTTTTCTTGACACTGCCGACACCCAGGTAATTCAAAAGCATTTTTTAACAGGTCTCATTGATGGTGTGACCACAAATCCATCTCTCATTATGAAGAGTGGTCGTGACCCTGAGAAGGTATACGAAGAACTTCGGGGCATGGGTATTAAAGATATTAGTATGGAGGTTGTTGGAACTCAGGAAGAAATGGTTTCTGAGGGTCTTCGACTTGCTGAAAAGTTTGGAGATTGCTGCACAGTTAAACTGCCTTGCACTCCAGATGGTCTATTGGTATGTGACTATCTCAGTAAGAAAGGAATTAGGGTCAATGTGACTTTGATCTTCAATGCTGCTCAAGCTGTTCTTGCTGCAAAAGCAGGTGCGGCATATGTCTCACCATTTGTTGGTCGTCTTGATGACAATTCTATTGCGGGTCTTGAGGTAGTTCGTTCTATTTCTGACTTGTATCGTATTCATGGAATTGAGACTAAGGTTCTTGCAGCTTCTATTCGTGAGGTTCATCGTGCAGTTCGCTCCTGGTATAATGGTGCGGAAATTGTAACAATGCCACCGTCTGTCTTTGAAAAGATGTATAATCATGTACTGACCGATAAAGGTCTAGACATCTTTGATAAAGACTGGGAGGCAGTTCAAAATGCAAGATCCTAAAGAAAAAGAAATTCCTCCTACAGATGATGCGACAGGCATCTATGAATTCCCAGATAATTGGGAATATGAAGTTACGGAAGAAGAATTGAGAGAAATTTATACTAATCATGAAGAGGGCTCATAGCCCTTTGAGGGAGTGTGGCGGAATCGGTAGACGCATCGGACTTAAAATCCGCTGACTATATAAGTCGTGCGAGTTCAAGTCTCGCCACTCCCATTATTAATATTCATAAGTATGTCAATCAGAGTTGCTGGTGCTCAAATTCCAGTGAGCACGAATATTCAAAAAAATAAAGAAGAACTTTTTAAAGCCATTGATTGGGCAAAAGAGAATGAGGTTGACCACCTTCTCACTCCAGAGGGATCTTTGTCTGGATGGTTAGGATGGGAAACTAGAATCGAAGAAGTAAAAGATGCACTAGAAGAAGTAGAAGCATATCAAAAAGAAGCTGGCATCGGGTTACATTTGGGAACCATGATGCAAGAACATGATGTGTATGGAGATGTATTCCGTAATGAAATCAGGCATTATGATAAAGAGGGTTATTTGAGAGCCTTAACAATTAAGACTCAGGTGGTAAATGGAGAGTGTGCTCTAGGTAGGCATGAGTGGCAATCAGTAAGTTGTTTTGAATTTGAAGAAAACAAATATGCGGGTGGTTTGATTTGTAATGATATGTGGGGTTGGCAAGAATCTAAGTGTGGACCAATCACAACACAATACAAAAATATTGGAATGGTAGATTTATTGTTCCATGCTACTAATGGTCAAAAAGATCAGGATCATAACACATTTGATGTCTTTAATAAATGGCATGATGCTTTCTTGAGAATGTCTGCATGGAATTGTAATATTCCTATCTTGACTGTTGATTCCTGCACTCCATGGGATTGGGATGGTGAAGATGAATCTATTATTGATAAGTTTCCAACATCAAGTGAGAGTGGTTTTATGCACATTGATGGGTGGAGAACAAGTGTACCAAGAAAAGGCAGACAATATTTTTATTACGATTACACTCCACAAATTAGAGAATTTAAACAAGAAGAATGTTCAGATGATACAAAGTGAAATGATCTAAATAGAGCTGATCATTATAATAGAAGGGATGAAAAAGGTCGCTCTTTTATTTGCTATGTCTTTGATGACGACCCCTGCGATGGCTGGAGGTCTTGTACATAAAATGAGCTCCAGTATTCAATTGAATGTGAATGCTGCGACAACAACCGCATCGAGAATTGGTTCGAGCTACAGTATCTCAGGTAACGGTGTGAATACTACCGATGGTACGACTGCTGGCACTGTTTCTACTGGCACAATCACTTCTGGTGTATTGGCACCTGGTGCTATCTCTGCCACTCAGGCAAGCAATGGAAATTCATTTTCTTACAGTCAGTCTTATACACAAGCTGATGCTGTGCCTCAAAGTGCTGCTACTACAGGAACTATTCCCAATTTCTCCTCACTTACCAGCACCTCAGCTGGAACTGCTGGCGATTTAGCAGGTACTCTAACTACAGCGGGTGCTATTAGTTTGACGGCTGGCGGAGCTGGAACAGGCGCTATCGGTCAATTTGTTAGTGAGATCACTGTAATCGACTAATGACTAGACTACAAGAGGCAATCGGTCTTGGATTGGTTCTTGGTATACTACATGGACTGGTTCAGTCTGCTGAAGCGGTCCCCGTAGTCCCAAATTTCACACAGGGCTCAATGACGAGCCACACGGAGACAACCTCCAAGGTGACCGAGACAATTAATTCTATGGATTATTCCACAGGATACCAATACTCTACATCGGGTACTGGTATCACTGCTTCTGGTAACTTATCACCAGGAACAGGTACAAACAATGTAACTATTGATGGGGTGACATCGACATGGACTGGCGTAACCAGCAAACCAACATTTACACAGACAACACCAGGCGCAGCGTTTCAGTTCGCGGAGACCTACAGCGGACCAGGTTTGCAAAATCACACGATTATCCAGAGAACAACCGAGATAACCAGCGTAACAGACACAACAAGTATCTTCCAGCAATAGCACTATGTCTACTCAACCTTGCGACTGCCCCTGCCACACTGGCGGAGACTGTAGGGGGTGTAAGTGCAACCGCAGCTCCAGTAGCTAATAGCTCAGGCTCGGTGACCAACCAGGCAATTCAGGTTTTACAAGGTCCATATATTACTAACACTTATGGAGGCGGCGTTCAGTGTCAAGGTGCGACTATGAATGTCACGCCGTATGTTACTGGTGCCATATCAGCACAGAAACCATATGAAGATTACTTCGATACTCCAGTATATGATATGCGCGATTTGACTGGTGATTTTGATGATGACGGTAATGCAATTGGGGATGGTGCTCCAGACAGGCCAGGAGAGATTTTATGGATGCAACCAACTAGAACTGGGCAGAAGGATAACTATAATTTATCTGTAGGTATCTCTGCCACATGGTCTAGACCTTTAGATAAGAAACTACAGGCACTCTGTAAGGAGGCAGCAGAATCGCAGATTTCAATGCAGCGTCAACTTACTGCAAACAAGAGGTTAGATTTTGAGCTTGCGAGACTTAAAACCTGTGCAAATTTAATGAAGCAAGGAATCTATTTCCATCCTAAAAGTCCTAATGCTATTCTATGTGCAGATGTGGTAGTACAAAATACAACTGTGATCAAACCACATGTTCACCCTATTCCTTCCCCTTCAGCTTCCGAATCGCGTGTGAGCGGATCCGCTGCTGATCTCGGCGGTCCTTTACAGACTCCTTAGGTGGAGTCTTACCTCTGATTGCTGCAATCTTTTTAATAACTTTTTTAACCGTTGGTTTGACTACTTTAAGTAGTAAGTCTGCCAGCGGTTTTGCTAATAGAGCTGATGTTGTAGCAACTACAGCAATAGATGCAGTAGCAGTCACAGCACCAGCACTAGGGATATTGCCTACAATCTGATCAGGGATATTTAACTTCTCTGTTACCTGAATACATTCCTTACCAACCAGTCGATACTCAGTGACCTTCTTGTCACCCTTGATGTGTCCGACTGGTTCTTTTAATTTCTGTGTTTCTGTAGGGCACTCAGGTATTTTTGGTTGTTTAGTTTCTGCCTTTGGTGTTTCTGTCTCTGGCTTCTCTGGTGGTTTTACTGGAGGAACATTAGGTTCGTACTCATACTTTAGTTTATCTTTATTGTAATCAATAGGATTAAATGATGGCATCTGACCATCACAATATGTCTTGACGCCTTTCGGATCGTCAGTCTTTAGATTTTCATTTTTACCATCATCCCGTTCGTGAGCTTCTACACAGCCAGGGATATCAATAATAGGTACACCAATTTGTTGTGTAACTGGTGGATAGATTGGTATTGCCTGGGGTGGGCTAGATGTTAACCACTCAGGGATATCTGGAATACCTATCTGATTAATGTTAATGTCAATATCACGAATGTTGGGCATCAGCAGTCATTAAATACTGTTCCAACTTGTGAACCAAGTTCTGATCCTGCTTTCTGTCCTAGAAGCAGTGCCCATCCACCTGCTAACCATCCAACATA